TGATGATGAGAAAGACATCAAGAAAATGAAGCTATCAAAGAAAAAAGAAATTGCAAAGGCTAAGAAGTTTTTCAATGAGCGGAAGGAAATGTATAAACAACCCCTTGAGTCAAGTACGGTTGGAATGACCGAAGATGCCAAGAAACAACTAGAAGAGTACAAGCAATATGTAGACAATGCAAAGTCGTATGAAGAGGAGAACAAGCGTAAGAGCGAGTGGTTCGTAAAGAAGACAGATGAAGTGTTTGACAATGAGTTCAAAGGTTTTGAGTTCAAGTTAGATGACCGAAGCGTTACTTACTCTCCTGCAGATGCAGCAGAACTAAAGAAGTCACAGATGACTCCAATGAATTTTGTAAATAAATACTTGGATGAAAATGGACTAATGAAGGATGCGGCAGGATACCACCGAGCACTATCTATAGCTATGAACCCTGAGAGGTTTGCTAAGTTCTTTTATGAGCAAGGTAAATCAGAAGCGGTAGACGGAGTGATGCGTAAACAAAAGAATGTCAACATGACAACACGCAAAGCACCTGAGACTGTGAGCAAAGGGGGATTACAAATTAAAGCTATGAATCCTGATTCAGGACGAGGGCTTAAAATTAGAAGTATAAAAAGAAAATAAAAACAATTTAAAAATTAAAAAAAATGGCAGTTTTAGCAACACCGGGATTTGACTTACAACCAAGTGCACAACAGGTCCCAACATCAACAAACTACATTACCGATTTTAATTTCTTGAATCAGTATCTACCTGATACTTATGAAAAAGAATTTGAAAGATATGGTAATAGAACAGTAGCATCTTTCCTTAGAATGGTAGGAGCAGAGATGCCTTCAAACTCAGACCAAATTAAATGGGCAGAGCAAGGAAGATTACACATAAAATATACTAAAGTAGGATCAGCAGCTCTTGCAGCAGCAACTACGGCAACATTGCAAATAAATGATGATCCTGTCCCTGCAGGTTTAGCAGCACCACAAGGTAGCACAGCAGGAACTCCTTTCAACGCTAGTCATGGTATTGCACTCAGAGTTGGACAAACAATTATGTTAGTTCCAAATGCAGGAGGTGCAAGCAACAAAGCTGTAATCACTGCAGTAAACGGAACTCTTACTCAATGTACAGTAGCGTTCTACGATAATGGTGGTTTAGCAGTGGCAGGTACAGGTGTAGGTAATGCAGACTATACTTTATTTGTTTATGGTTCTGAATTTAAAAAAGGAACAGAAGGAATGGCAGGAAGCCTTGAGTCAGATGACTTTATCTTCGCTAACAATCCTATCATTATCAAAGATACTTATGCAGTATCAGGTTCTGATATGGCTCAAATCGGATGGATCGAGATCTCAACTGAAGACGGTGGATCAGGATACCTTTGGTATTTAAAATCTGAGCATGAGACAAGACTACGTTTTGAGGATTACTTAGAAACAGCAATGATCGAAGCAGTTCCTGCAACTACAGCAGCAGGTGGATCCGGAGCAGCAACAGCAGGCTTCATGGGATCTGAAGGTATTTTCTACGTGGTAGAGAATAGAGGTAATGTATGGGGTGGAGGTAACCCTGTAGCATTAGCTGACTTCGATGCAGTTATTCAAAGATTAGACAAGCAAGGTTCTATTGAAGAAAATGTTATCTTCTTGAATCGTCAGTTTAGTTTTGATATGGATGATATGTTAGCAGCTCAAAACTCTTACGGAGCAGGTGGTACGTCTTACGGACTATTTGACAACGATGAGGAGATGGCTCTTAACTTAGGATTCTCAGGATTCAGAAGAGGATATGACTTCTACAAAACAGATTGGAAATACTTAAATGATCCAACAATGAGAGGTGGTATTGACGGAGCAGGTGTAGGAATCAATGGACTATTAGTTCCTGCAGGTTCAACTTCTGTATATGACCAAATCCTTGGAAAGAATGCAAAACGTCCTTTCTTACACGTACGTTACAGAGCTTCTGAAACAGAAGACAGACGATACAAATCTTGGGTTACAGGTTCAGCAGGAGGTGCAAGAACTTCTAGCTTAGATGCAATGGAAGTAAACTTCTTATCTGAAAGAGCAGTTTGTACGCTTGGAGCGAACAACTTCTTCTTATTCAAAGACTAAGAACACATATAAGGGGAGGGTTAATTCCCTCCCTTTTTTTTTATTATAAATTTTAAATCAAATCAAATGAAAACAAAAAAACAAATGCCTACTGTAAAGCAGTATAGGCTAAGACAAAACTCAGCTCCTTTATCTTATTTATTACCTACAAGACACACAAGGAGATCGCCCTTACTTTATTTCGATAAAGACCAAAACATAAACAGACCTTTAAGATATTCATCTAACCAAAAGAGTCCTTTCGAGGATGAACAAGATGGAAACTTTATAATGGAGCCAATCATTTTTGAAGATGGCTTTTTAACAGTTCCTGCAAACAATCCTGTTCTTCAGCAATTCTTACACTATCATCCGCAAAGAGATATTGTATTTGAGGAGGTGGATAAAGAAAGAGATGCTAAAGAAATTGTGGAAGAATTAAATGCAGAGGTAGATGCTTTAATTAAAGCAAGACAGCTTACTATAGAACAACTAGAAAATGTATCACGTATATTGTTTAATGTTGACGTATCTAAAGTTTCAACAGCAGAATTAAAAAGAGATGTACTTATATATGCACGTAATGAACCTGAAAACTTTTTAGATGTTTTATCTGATCCTGAGTTAGATCTTCAAGCTAAGGTAGCTATGTTCTTTGAAAAAGGATTGCTTGGATTTAGAAATAAAAACAAAGACGTATATTTTTATACGCCATCAAATAAAAAGAGAATGTTGACAATTCCTTATAATGAAGATCCTTACTATGTAGTTACTTCATACTTACAAAGTGATGATGGTATTGATGCATTAAAGATGCTTGAAAGCCACCTAGAAGACTAGATTTTTTTATGTATCTTTGTAGTATTATTAACCCATTAAATTTTTAAACAATGGCAAAGTTTTTATCAATCCCTGTAACAAGTGAAGGGAATCAATTAGTATCTGCTGATAACATTAAACTTATTGAGCAGGCTTCAACTACTACCGTAACTATTGTATATGGTGGAGCAGCAGCACAAGATGTTATAACAATTACTCACGCTACTCAATCAAGTGGTCAAGAGATGAGAGATGTTATTCAAAATGCAGTTGTTGAGGCACATCAAACTTCGTGGCATAATGTTGTGACTACAGTAGCACCTACTAAAGCAGTAAGTGGTATTGCTATAGCATAATATAAACCATAGTTTTATTATTAGAGGATGTAAAAAAATGCATCCTCTTTTTTTTCTTTATCTTTGTAAAAAGATCACAAATGATAAACTCGATCAGAAACACTGTACTATCCATTATAAATAAAAATAACTATGGATATATTTCTCCTTCGGACTTTAATCTATTTGCTAAACAAGCACAGCTAGATTTGTTTGAAGATTATTTTTACACGTACAATTTTCAAATCAACAAAGAAAACGCAAGAAGATCAGGAACAGGTTATGCTGATTTAAAGAAAGGATTAGCAGAAGTAATTGAATCTTTTTCGGTTAGTGCTGACCTATCACAAAACTTAGGGAATACTTTTATTGTACCGACAGCAGCTACTACAGGTAGTGATTACTATCTTATCAACAAAGTATTGTTTAATACCGGAGTGGCAGGAACCCCTTTAAGAGAAATGGAAAAGGTAAACCATACTAAAATAACCATGCTCAACAACTCTTTACTTACAGCACCTAACGAAACTTTTCCTGCGTATACTTTAGAGGGAGATCTTATTACTGCATATCCTGCCACTATAGATGGTAGTGGGACTCAAAAGGTTAACTGTCAATACTTTAGGTATCCTAAAGATCCTAAGTGGACCTATGTAGTTCTTGCAAGTGGAACACCTGTATTTGATTCTACACAACCTGACTTTCAAGATTTTGAATTACCTTTATCTGACGAGCCATATTTGGTAGCAAAGATATTAGAATACGCAGGTATATCTATAAGAGAAAATGAAGTTTATCAATTTGGTAAAACAGAAGAAACACAAAACATTCAAGAAGAAAGTAGATAACAATGGCATATTTAACTCAGTATCAATACTATGAAAATGCAGGAGTAGCTCCTACAAATACTAATTGGGGTTCATACCAATACGTTAGTTTAGAAGATGTTGTTAACAACTTTATGTTAATGTATAGTGGCAACCACGAACTAATAAACAACGAAGAAAGATATAAGATTTTATTCCATGCTAAAAGAGCAATACAAGAATTAAACTATGATGCGTTTAAAGAAATTAAAACATTAGAGCTTACAGTATGTGATTTAGTAAGGTTTGTTCTTCCTTCAGATTATGTTAATTGGGTAAGAATATCTTTATATAAAGATGGTGTTCTAAGACCAATGACAGAAAACATTCAAATAAATGGAGCGAAAGCATACCTACAAGACAATGATTGTAATATATTGTTTGATGTAAATGGCAATGCACTGTCTCCTCAATACTCACAGCTTGACTTTGATAGAATAACAGGGTCAAAGAAAAGTATTTACCTTAACAAACAAAGCCCTTATGACGGAAGAGAGGGTTACTGCTGTGATGGTAATTGGTATTTTGATTATGCTATAGGTGCTAGGTATGGTTTAAATACTGAGACCGCTAACAATAATCCCACATTTAGAATTGACAATAAAGCAGGAGTTATTAACTTTAGTTCGGAAATGTCAGGAGAAACTTGTATATTGGAATATGTTTCTGATGGTATGGAAGGCGGAGTAGATGCAAACATTACAGTTAACAAGTTGTTTGAAGATTTTATTTATGCATATATTCAATATGCTATTTTAAATAGTAAGGTTGG